GTAAAAATGGATTACAAGGTTTGTGGCGTCTTTGACGCAGAAATGATCAAGGAAGAGAAGTATTACTTCAAACTGACTGATTGTGGTGACAATGCTGTTCTTAGTGTTGTTAATCAGGACGGGGAAGTTATTGCTAATATTCTCATGATCAGTAAGAAAACAGGTAAGGTTACTCGCATTGAATGTGTTTCTGATAAACTTGGTTTTGATCTTGATTTATGGAGAAGAGTGAAGGTGGAGTAAATGGCAGTTGAAGGTGTTTACAAGGAAACAGAAAAGGGTGAAAATGTTTATTTCAACCTCAAGAATGATGAACCTTATGTTCTTCTTGAACTCGTAGATAAGAATGGAAACCATATGCATAATGGTAACATTCTTTACATTCACAAGACCACTGGAAAGATTCATTCTGCACGGAGTATAAATCGCGACATTGGGTTTGAACTTGATTGTTGTGGTAGTGTAACCATCAACTAGAATCAAATTTTTACCCTACTTCTTTATATAAAAACATGCATTTCTGGACCCTATCTTTTTTCAGACAGGTAAATATATCTCTTCAAAACACCATGCCCGAAAAGTGATGTTTTACTCAATGATTTGAAGAGATTTAAAAAAGGTAAGAGGATTATCCCCTTACAAACTTCCGCGTAAGGAAATTATAGAAAAGTATCTGAAACTGCATTGAATGTTGGTATGCAGGTTTATTTTCTGTAAGAATATATTTAAACTGTGATTCTAACCATTCATCAAATTCAGGACTACGCAACATTGCATCAGAATCAATCTTCTGTGCATGGAGAAGTTCATGCCAAATGCGTAATCCAAATCCTAGTTCATCAGTGTCCCATATGTTCTTTGTAACACCAACACTCTTTCCTGCACAACCGCCCGCATACTTAGCACTACGGGCCTTACCATCGAAGATTACAACAGTATCATCCGCTTCAGGAATGAGAAATCCCTTCCACTCTCCTGTCATTACACGATACTTAGGTGCTTCAGTAAGGAAGTTGAACTTCCACAGTTGAGGAATAAGGTAGAGGGAATCTTTCACAAATTCAGGATCAATGTTGTCCTCGATGTAAATATCAATCTCAATCGGTTTTACTCGCTGTGTTCCAAACACAGCAGCAATCAAAGCAAGGAAATAGAGTTTAAACTTTTTAAAATCAAACTTCATACATCACCTCTTAAATAATTTGAATAACCGAATATACCAATCTTGTCCGATTACATCAGTAATCTCTTCATAAATCTTCTGCGCCTCTTCAGGACTAATGTAACCATCCTTGTAACTTTCATCCACAACTTTGATAATGTCCTGAATCTCTTTAAACGATACTCCTTTCCCTACAATGAATCCAATACCCACAGTAAGAAGAGTAGAAATAATCATGTAAAGAAGTCCACTATCAATTAAAAATTGTAATAAGTTATCCATGTAAATCATTTATTCCAATTTACTTAATTCAATAATAACTTCATCACGATACTGTATAGGAACTTGTTCAATCGTCATGCGTCCCGACTGAATAGCAAACACACACATCATTACAAAAGGATTCATAATGATTCCTCCAATGCTTCAACTTTTGTTTTGAGTTCATCAATTTCTTGCATTAAACCAGTTATAATTAATGCAGTTATATCTACTGAATTTTTATCAGAGAGTGTGCTGATGTATTCGGGGATAGAAATGATTTCTTCATCATATTCCCATCCGCTAAACTCTTCCTCTTCAATATGTTCAACATTCGTTCTGATATAAACATTAGTTTTACCGATTTCAATAAACGGTATTGATTCTTGAGTTCCTCTAATTTTCATAATTCAAACCTCCATTTGATAGTTGTTAATAAATGGTTGCAATGGTTTAATATATTTTTGTTCAAGTTTGTGATGATTACACCATTTAATCCAACCTCTATACGAATTAATACTACAATATTCATTTAGAGTTAAATCTAAACCCGATTCACATGTTTTCTTTATTTTGGTCATTTTTGTTTTTAATGTTTTAGCAGTTGATTTTCTTAATAAAATGTTCTCATCGAAAAAACGATAACCAACATAATCAAGTCCACGTGAACGTGTTTTGAATACCTGTCGATCAGATTTTACTCTTAGTTTTAAATTGCGGGCAAGATATTCTCGAATCTCATCATCAAGTTGATGAAGAAATCTTTTTGATTTATGGAATATAACGATATCATCCATATATCGGAAATAAAACCGACATTTCTTTTCTTCCTTACACCAATGGTCAAAACCTGAAAGATATAAATTACCACTCCATTGAGAGAAATAATTGCCTATAGGTATACCGGAAGGCACACTATCAATTATTTCATCAATTAACCATAAAACATCATTATCCTTTATTTTACGTCTATATATCTGTTTAAGAATGTCATGAGAAATAGATGGATAATACTTATGAATATCAATCTTTAAACAATATTTTGTATCGTTCTTATGATACATTGCTTTGTTTATTCTCTTCCATGCCAGGTGAGGACCACGACCAGGAAGAGCAGAATATGTATCGTATATTAATGTTTTTATTAAAATTGGTTCAAGAATTTGCATAATTGCCCACTGACATATTCTATCTGGATAATAAGGTAATTTATATAATGTTCTTATTTTCTGTCCTTCTTTTTTCTGAAAGATAGTATATTCAGATGTTTTATATGTTTTATTAATAAGGGACGTTTGCAATTCTTGAAGATAATGTTCAATGTCAGCATCAACCATTTGAACTTCTGCATATGAACCCTTATCTTTACGGGCATTAAGATGTGCTAATCTTAAATTATCCATATCATATATTTTATGATAAATATTACCAATTCTTTTCATAATAATCTCTAAATGGATTAATCAGGTCGAGTTTTCAGTTTTATCTTACTAACACAACCGCGACACCCTAATATTCCACCAAGAGGTGAGGACATAATTTTAACAATGCATATTTCCATTTTGGTGACTGCTGATATTCGAATTCGAATTCACAGGTGAATTGTTCAAATTCAGATTGAAAGGCTCTGCATTACCTGCATTAGTCCAATTCCTGCTGAAATTACCTAAGTAACCTGCTTGAAGATTCGTATAAAAAATCATTTATGCCCTTTTTGATAAAAAATATTTACTACATATATATCACCTCAACTTTGTTTTTTAATCCATGTTAGGCGACCGCCGACATTCGAATCCGAACTCACAGGCGAATAGTACAAACGCAGACGGAAAGGCCCCGCACTACCCGCACCAGTCCAATACCCGCCGAAAACACCCAAGCAACCCGCCTGAAGACTCGCATAAACACAATAGTGTGTCGTCTCCGACGCCTCACTATTAACTGTTACAAAAC